GAAAGTTACACTGTAAGACATACCAGAATATGAGCCGCTCGAAGGCTGCGTTATGCGCGTAGATTGGCCCGGTGTGAGCGCGCACGGATTCCGGAAAAGGATCAGTGGGCCGCCACGTAACAACCTCATCGTCGTCAAACGCGTAGGACATGCAAAGTACGTCGGTGCTTCCGTCTTGAGCATAGGAATAGACCCCTTTTGTTTTAAGATCGCAACGGCTTCTAGTCTCAAAATCACACCAAAGAATATTAGGCATACATATACCCGTCGCGATACCGCGCAGCAGTATGCCGCCCGACGTTGAATTTTGTAGCTACGTCTTTAAGTAACATGCCTTTGCGCAGGTCAGCCTGTAACTCAAGCATCTGCTCTTTGGTTAATTTAGCTTTTTCACCTAAGCGACGACGATCCGCGCGGTTTTCCTGTACGGTGCCCCAAGCTAAATTATCGAGGCTATTGTTTGTCGGGTCGCCGTCTAAATGACGACACTCCATACGCGTGCGGGCGTCTTGTACACCTACGAACGCGGACAATACGAGACGGTGAACATAGTGTGTTTTTCTATCCAAGTGCACTGTCAGATGACCGCTACGCAATTTACTTTGCGACAGCACCTTGCGCGCGCTACGAACGCGACCTTGATCACTAACTTCATACCGAGTCTCGTAACCTAGCACTGGCTTCCAAGTCTCTTTCATACGCGTGGTTTTCATAGTTATAGGTGGGGTACTCGCTGCGTCCGTCAGTATCGCCGCCATTTTCCTGAGTGTGCGACGAGAAAGTGTGGGGTTTTTGACCCTCAATGCTCCATGTCCCCACTACCGCGACAGCATCCGCTTTCCCCCGTGTTACTTAGCCGCGACGACGACGTGCTGGCGCCGCTTCAGCCGGTGCTTCGGCCTCTGCTGCTGGCACGTCGCTTTCGCCGTCCATAGATACCCACTCGACAATCTCAAAGACCGGCGTGTAGATGCGACCGTACGACTTGTGCTGATAGTGCTCTTTCTTCAAGCGCACGACCGGCACCGGCTTGCTCTGATCCTTTTCGACCTGCTGAGCAATCGCAACGGCTAACTGCTGTACCGCACGCTTACCGCCAACGGATGTCACGGTGTAACGTGCTTCCATGTCCTTGTCAGCGCCAGAAAGGCACTTCAACGACATACCGACCTGCGGCTCCCAACCCTTCTTGGCGTTCGGTGGCGCTGCTTCCATCTCTGGTAGCGGCTCGGTGACAGATACCATCTTCTCACCTAGCACTTCACCTTCACCCCAAGCAATGAAACCATGCAGGAACGAGAACGGATTGACCGCCCACGTTGCATCGTCCTCGACTTCGGTTTGGTCAGCACCGAACACCCAGTGACCGGTCTTGTCCATTTTCAGGATGACCGTACCGGCTGGCCCGACTTCTGTCTCGAGCGCGCGCAGTGCAGTAGAAAGGGTTGAAACGGCAGGCAGGTTAGCGCCTTTGAAGGTTACGATATTGGACATTACTGTACTCCTTAGGAAAGTTTAGAAAGGGCTGCAGTCAACTGCTTCCCGATTTGCAACACCGCTGGCCTCGGATCAGACTCCGGTGCCAACGTACTACCCGACGACACTGCAACTACCAGATCGGCGGGGAAGTCTAGTTTAGCCTTTTTCAAGACTTTTTCTAACTGCGCAGGCGACTTTATCTTCGTGTCGTACGCATCTTCAATACCTTTGGCGTCAACCCACGCCTCAATCGCTTCTTCCTTGACCCACTGACGACGCGCTTGTTTCGGCACCAGCTTGTACCCTGGCACCGGCTGACCTTGCTCGAGCATCGTCATCGCCAGCTCACGCAAGTCACTCAAGTAACTCTCAATCGCGGCAGCCTGCTGCAGCTGCTGACTGATCTGATCAGCTGGCAGGTTAACCAGCTGCACCTTCAGCGCACGCTCGACCGCGCCAGTCATCTGCGGGCAGATCGGCTTGGCAGCACACCAGCGGCAGTGGTCACCCGACTGCATCGGCGCGTTCGGCCAGCTCGAGAGACGCACGGCGTACAGCAGCTCTTGCTCGAACTCCTTGACACGCTCGAACGTCGTCACCCAGCGGCGGATCGCAGGCGGCTGCACGATGATGCACTCGATCTCGGTGGCACCTTCGAACACCCACTTGGCCGCTTCGGTACGCAGGGCAGCGGCTGCGTAGAAGAGCAGCTGCGGATTCTCTTCGGCGTCAACGACTACCCCGTCACCGAACTTCCAATCGATAACGAATGCACGGTTATCACGGCGGCCAAGTAGATCAGTGCTGCCGAACACGTCAGGCAGAAAATCGCCAAAATCAACGCGAGTTTCAACCATGTACTCCATTCGCTTTTCTGGATCAATTTCATCGAGGGCCGCGAGAGCGGGAATAATTTTCTCATCGATTAGCTCCTGGGTAAGTACCTGATCTTTGTAGGTGGCGCCGATGCACTGCTCCGGCTTCTTGTCGAACTCAAGCAACTCGGCGATGACGTTGTGCAGCAGCGTGCCACGGTCGGCGTGTTCGGAAGATGGCTTGGGCGGCATCTTGGCGCACAGGTTGACTGACGCTGGGCAGTTGATGACGCGCTTGGCGGTGCTACCGCCGACAATATTGGAGTGATTCATACAAAGTTTACCTTTCGCACTTGCATCATGGCATCGGCAAACTTATACGCTATCGATGCAGCGCACAGCGCAAAATCTTCATCAATTTCATTTGCCAAATCTAGCGTTTCTTCGTCGGCTATAACCGCCGGAAGTGCTTTCGCCGCAAAGTAATCGCGCAAGTCCATACCTTGATGGCTTTTCTCGTCAAGAATATAAGGGAAGGCTTTCATAATGTACGCTCCTTTAGTGTTTTGAGCCTCGACTGTACCCCCGCAAATAATTCTTGTCAAACACTTTTTTAGGGTGTTATATTTCGGCCATGCTTGAAAAAGAAATTGAGAACTATTTTGTGTGGGCCGTCGAGCGGGCTGGCGGCAAGACGTACAAGTTCAAGTCTCCCACACAACGCGGGGTTAGTGACCGCTTAGCGTGTATGCCTGATGGCACCACATGGTTTGTGGAGCTAAAGACGAAGGGTGGCCGACTGTCACCGTTACAGAAACGATTTGCCGCTGATGTTACTGCGCTGCAGCAGAACTACGCGTGCCTATGGACGAGGGAGCAGATAGATGAGTGGGTTAAACAGAGATGAGATTAATCGAATTATCTACGACAACGAGCTATTTCACGGCACTATGGCGTTGGGCGTGGTGATGGATGCTGACCACTTAGAACGCTTTGCCAACCTAGTCGCAGCAGCGGAGCGCGAGGCGTGTGCGAAGGTGGCGGAAGATGGACTGATAGGGCATACGATTGCCAAAGCTATCCGCGCTAGAGGCAACGATGCAACTTAGACCCTACCAGGACGAAGCGGCTGACTTCCTGTACGAGCGTGACCGCGCGATGATCTTGGCGCCCGTGGGCGCAGGTAAGACCGCGATCACGTTGACGGCTATGCGCGACATGCTTCTTGATGGCCACGCTCGCCGCTTTTTGGTGCTGGCGCCAAAGCGCGTTTGCACCGACGTCTGGCCGGTAGAGCAGCCGAAGTGGGCGCATCAGTTGACGCTTGCTGTGGCAATCGGAACACCAAGAGAACGTAACGAAGCGTTGGACAGCGGCGACCTGATAGTGGTCACTAACTACGACAACATCCAGTGGCTGGCTGAGCAAGACCTGTCGTCGTTCGACGCGGTGGTGTTTGATGAGCTGACCAAGCTGAAGAACCCCTCCGGCGCGCGGTTCAAGGCGCTGCACAAGATCATCGACCAGTTCAAAATCCGTTGGGGTCTGACCGGATCGTTCACCAGCAACGGGCTCGAGGACGTCTTCGGGCAGTGCAAAATCGTCGATGAGAAGCTCTTAGGGCGCGCCAAGGGTGCCTTCCTGCAGCAGTACTTCGTCTGTATGAACCGCGACTTCGGCGAGTGGATGCCGCGCCCCGGCGCCTTGCTGCAGATCATGGAGAAGATCAAGCCAGCGACGTACGTGCTGGAGCCAGGCGAGTACCGCGACAAGCTGCCGCCCTGCCACGTCGTTGAGCTGCGTTGCCAGCTAGATGACCGAGGCCCGTACGAAAAGATGAAGCGCGACTTTGCGGTACAGTTTCCGACTGCCGAGGTGCTGGCCGCCAACGCGGCGGCTGTTACGTCTAAGCTGCAGCAGATGGCCTCTGGCTTCGTGTACGACAGCCAGCGGGTGGCGACTGCTGTGCCTGGGCAGTTTGCGGCAACCAAGCAGTCGATCTGGTTTAGCAGCCACAAGTTTGAACGATTGGATGAGTTACTCGAGGAGAATCAACATGCCAATACGATCTTGGTTTACCAGTTTCAAGAGGAGCTGGCGGAAATTAAACGTCGCTATCCGAAAGCGCAGACGCTCGACGATGAGAAAGCAATTGAACGCTGGAACGCTGGACATATCGAACTGCTGGCCGTCCATCCAAAAAGCGCAGGACACGGGCTTAACTTACAGCACGGAGGATGCCTTATGGCTTTTATATCTCTACCGTGGAGCCTTGAGCTGTACGAGCAAACCATCGGACGTTTGCATCGTTCCGGCCAATTGCGCGAGGTATGGGTGTATATCCTCGCCGCTGAAAACACGGTGGACGAAAAAATCTTCGCTGCCCTACATGACAAACGAGCCATCTCAGACATCGCAATGGAGGCCCTGAAATGACATTAGCAGAACAACATGCCGCACGCTTACTAGACCGCGCGCGGGATGAGCACGACATCAGAGCGGCGGAGCTGTTGCGCCAGTTCGGGCGGGTGCACGCCGTGGCCACCGAAATGGCACGCGCCAAGACGCACGAACAACGCAACGCGGCGTACAACGAGATGATCGATTTAATCAAAGGCAAAGCCGACTAGGAGACGACCATGCCACTACTTACCGCTGCTGTACTCGCTGCTGCCGGGCACTCGGTTAGCGCCAACAACTACTTAAGCTACACCAACGACATCAGCGTGCAGACGGTGCTGACGCAAGACCGCCCTGACTGGTGCCGAGGGCGCAAGCTGATGTTTGACATCGACGGGTTGCAGCGTGCCTACTACGGCTGCTGGAACGACTCACAAGGGTTTGCGCACATTCTGATGGTCGACGGCAGCCAGCGCATCATGCCGATTACGCAATTTTCTAAACTGACTGGAGACGGGAAATGACTGACTTTACCAAATATGAAACACAGCGCGAAATTTTGATCGACTACCTGCATGTGATGATCGCCCGCAGCGACTGGCATGGCGTCTCGGACGTGGCCAACGATCTGCGCGAACTGGAGGCCGAACAACGTGAGAAGAATTGACTACTGGAAGGCTAAGCTGCCTGCTGCACGCGCCGAAGAGCGGGCGCGGCAGCGCGAGCTAAACCAAATGGAGCGCGCATTCCAGCGTGCAGTTGACGAAGTGACACGGATTGAAACAAGGATAGAAAATGAAAAAGTTAAGCTGGCGCGCGTTAAATGATCAGCTGCCCACGCTGACTGAGGAAGAGGTGTTTGCCATGTTGACTGCTGAGCTTTTGCATGAGAAGCGCAGCTCGATCCTGCAGCGGCTGCACCAGCGCTACTGCGCGCTGCGGGATGCCCGTGAGCGGGTCGAGGTGCTGAGCCAGGCGGTCAAACCATGAAATGTATGACCTGTAATGAACGCACCTACGTTGTCAACGTCATCAAGATGGCCGGTGGCCTGCGACGCCAGCGCAAGTGCAAGTCGTGTGGGGCAGGCGCCTACAGCGCCGAGGTGTGGCTGAAAGCAACGGCCAATGGGGCCGAACCTGTTTATACTAAGGAAGAGGCAGCGTTAATAAAAAAGAAAGCAGTCAACGCGCGCCGTGCAAATGAAGATAGGAGAAAGAAAGATGCTTCGTGATGGTTACTTTATCAAGGAAGAGCCTCCCAAGATCGGCGCGCATTACACGCCGCAGTTCTACCAGAAGCCTGCAACGCCCGAAGAGCGCTTTGTGCAAGACGTGATGTTGGGTATCATGCCCTACAAGGAATCGTCGCTCACCAAGCTCTTGGGGAGGCTGCTACGGATATGAAAGACCTTGTTGTGGTGTACTACGCGGCCATCGCGGTGGCCACGTTTACCTTTTTGGCTATCGGTTTGCCCGAGCCCAAGGGGCCGTCACCGTTGGAGTGCGCGACTAAGGATACTGTTATCTGGCAGACGACGCGTGTTCACGTCATCTGTCAGCAGCTGCGTCGCCGTCCTGTCTAAGCAATCTTGGCGCCTGTTTGCAGCTGCGCCAACGTCAACCCGCCGGTGTATTGGAAGTGCGCCATCTCTCGAAAGCGTTTCCAATCACCGGCCCATTCTAGTCCTGCTTCTTTACCTAGTCTGCCGACGGTCTGCCAGACGGGGTCTTTGGCATCCCATACGGGTTTGCCATTGCGGATTGGAACCACATCCACAGCACACCGGTAATTATGAAAAGACTGACCAGCGCGTGCATTGGTGACGATCCTTCCTGGTGCGGTTCTGCCTTGTGCGTAGAGCGCTTCCTGACTGGCGTTGTCACGGTAGGTACTGGTGACCAGCAAGTCGATGCCCTGCGCCTTGGCGTTGCTTAGAAAACAACCGACCCGCTTCCGTACTTCGGGCAGCAGATCGTCCAGACTGCGGCTGTTGATCATCCCTTGGTGACCATACCGACGATGCCCGCCAAGGCCAGACCTACGGTGACAATCTGGTCTGCCATCGCTGGCGCAATAGGTACGCCCATCGCGGTCAAGAACAACAGAACGCCACGCCAGGTGGATGGCTCTCTAGCACGATCTAGGATGTAGCTTTTCATAACGCCTCCTGTGGTTACTTGTCCTGCTTGTGGTCAAGTTTGTCGAAGATTTTACCCAGCATGTCGCGTATCTCACGCAAATCTTCCTTGTAGTGCTCGCGCGTGACGTAGGTGTGCGGCATGGCACGCACGTCGGTGTCCAACCGATCCAACGAACGATGGATGTTGTTGAGCACCCAGCCACCGAAAAATCCGGCGATTGCCACCGCAATGTTGAAGAGAACTTGCGTGTCCATCTTACGCCCATGTACCTACGTTCACGTTAGCACCTGATGCGCCAATCGGATAGATCATAAAATAGCTACCTGCTGCTGTGGTGTATGCACCGCCTGGGGCTGCCGACAATGTGTATTGCGGAATTAGCGTGCCGCCAGCGTTAATAGATACGGTGCCTTTTATAGTAAAGGTATAGTTCTGGGCAGCAGTTGTTGTTGCCGCGCCAAAAGTAGTGTTGGATGCAGTAGTAATATACCAAGTAAGCGCGTTTACCGTTAAATCCGTAAGCGATGTAGCACTTCTTGTCCATATGGGTTGGTACGCAAGGTTATTTAGCGTAGCTGTCCCACCAAAACCAAGACCCAAAGTATGGCTTGTCGTTCCAGCAGATTTAGAGAGCACAACAACAGATTCAAACGCATACACCGTACTCGCAGACAGCGTTACACCCACACCAAAAGTGCTTTGCGCCGTGTTGACGTTAGCCCCTGCTAGACCGGAGTCCAGACGGAAGAACTGCGCTCCTGGCACAACGCCGCGCTGAGTACCCTGTGGGGTTGCGTAAAACACCTTGCCATCGTAATTAAATTCTCCGGCAACAGCCGTACCTAAAGTATCGGTATTCAGAATAAAGTTATCTGTGCCGCTAATGACTACTGGCATAATCAGCCCTCGTAAAGAATGTTGATGGTTCCGGCGTCAAAGGTATCGGACGGTGAGCCTGTTGCGCTACCGATAATACGCAATCTATCTAACGTTGCTGCTGTTGTTTTATTTCCTGAAAATAAAAACATAGTCCCTTGAGAACTCGTTCCGATAACGCCACTAGCAACCCAAATATTTCCTGAGATATTTGTTAGCACCATGTGTCCACTAACTAAAAACGCAGCAGTTTGCGAAGTGTTTTCCATCCCAAAGCCGGTAGTAAAATTTATAGCCCCAACAACACCAGTATATGCACCAGTAATTACGGCTGCCGTTGCGTTATATGAAGTTATTTCATACCCACTAGAAGTCCCTAATTGAACTTGTAGTGCATTTGCGCCGTTTGTACTTACACCACTAAACATCACCGTAATTCGTCTGACCCACGACGGTAAACTTGTAAACTCAACGCTTGTACCGGACGCTGTAACCGCAGTACCTGCTTTTAGCTGACCATATGCGCCGGTAGACGTCACATTAAACTGCGTCGTGCCATTACTTTGGAGCGCCAGATCGCCGCTGGTGTCAGCGGTCTGGATATAGCCCGTTGAGGTTGATGCGTTAAGAGTGACCGCCATAATGTTTACTCCGCAGGTTGTTCAGCTTGTGGTTCAGCAGGCGACTCAGCAGGCACTTGGGCAGCCTCAATCGCTGCAATCTCTTCAGCCGTCAGTTCGACTTGAGTCACTTGGCCGGTCTGTACGTCCACAACGATTCTGTGCATGATTTACCTCTTACTCGTAAAGAATGTTGATTGTGCCAGCATCAAAGGTGTTTGTGCCTGTGCGGGTAACGCTGACGCGGTCTAAAGTTGCGGAAAGTGTTTTTGTTCCTCCGCCAAATGTTCCTGCTGTTGACCCATCTAATGTCGCGCAATGCGAACTAATCCAAGTATTGCCTGTGATGTTTGTCAGCACCATGTGACCAGAACACAAATTAGCCGCAGTCGCAGCCCGTATGGCAAAACCGGATGTGCTGCTTAATGTTCCCCCAGCAGAAGCCGTTGTAGATGTTGACGTTGACACATAGCCAGTAGTTTCTATACCGCCGGAGTCACCTAACTGCACTAAAAAACTATCTGTTCCTGATAGCGATATACCATCCAACATTATCGTAATTCGCTTCACCCACGAAGGGATGCCAGTAAAATCAGCAGACGTTGTGAAGTTTGTAACCGCTACTTGAGCAGTACCCCTAACAATAGGCGCAAGGGTATCGGTCACCGCCACTAACGTCTGTGTGCTTGACCCCGCTACCGCAGGAGCCGATACCGTAATCGAGCCGGATGTATCGCCTGATAGAACTAAAGAAGCCATGATTAACCCTTTACAAAACAACCCAGCGTGAGCCGGTAGAGACGGTGACCACGACTGGCGCGGTGATCGCGGTCAGCGACACCGACTGCGAGTTATTGACCGTGTACGTGCCTTCGCCACCTGTGCCGGTGCCCAACACCGTGATCGTCGTGTTAGCGCTAATGCCCGAACCGACAATCACAGAGCCCACACCCACAACCCCCGAGGTGACGCTATCAATCGTCAGCGTCGTGCCTGCGATACTGCCGGTGCCAACGAAGCCGCCGCCCAGCGTGATCGGGCCGGTGGTCATGGCATTCTTGGTCGAGGGGATTGTATAGCTGATCGTGACGACCTGGTCGTTCTCGATGAACACCTCATCATTACCGCCGCCCGTGGCACCCGCCGCGCCGCCCACCTGACCCCAGGCGCCATTGGCATAGCCTTCGAACAGATCAAGCGTGGTGTTGTAGCGGAACATGCCTTCAGATGGCGAGGCAGGCCGGTCAGTCGTTGCCCCCACGGGCATCTGCACGTAGCCGGTGCCGGAGAAGGTGACGTTCAGCGTGGCTGAGAGCGTCGTGAACGCGCCGCTGTTCGGTGCCACGTCGCCAATCGGTGGCGGCGAGCCGAACGATAGGTTGTCAACAGGCACCAAGATGTTGTCGGTGGTGTACTGCTGGACGTCGTTCTCGTCGGTGACGACGAACTTGTACGCGATGGTCGGCTGCAGCCAGATGTTGGCCATGCCACGCGAGTCAAGGATAATCGGGTTGGTGTTAGCAGTCGCACCCGTCTGGCTGGTGTACGTCGCAATGGGCGTGGTTGTGCCGCCAGCGTAGGTGTAGACTTTACCGGCAACGAGCGGGTCGCCGTTAGCGTCGAAGAATTGCTGCTTGGGTGTTGGGGTCAAGGATGCCATGTAATCACTTCCCTAAGTTGTTCTGACTTTCGGCAGCTAACGCATTAGATATCTGCACGCCGCCCAGTGTCAATGGCGACCGCACCCCAAAGCCTGTCTCACCGCTCGTCATGCGCGCAGCGCCTTTAACCCCCCGCGCAAATGGATCGGTCAACTTTTCACCTTTGGCTTTGCGTGCTAATGCTTTTTCCAACACGTCGGCTGCCACACGCGGGTCTAGCATTTCTGCCGCTAGTTCTAGCGCCGCCTTTTCGTTAATCTTGCCCTGCAAACGATCAATAATTGTGTTTGCAATAGTAGCTAGTTTGCTAAAAAACGCGGGGGATTTAGCCAATTCTGCTGCGGGGATAGCTTTACCGCCCGCCGCGCCAGCTCTAGCTTGCGAAGTAAACTCGGCCTCGCGCGCCAAATCCTTGCGGATGCCTTCAACAACTTTTACTTGGTCTGGCGTTAAAACTTCGGTTAATTGCTGGTATCGATTTTGCCCTGTTGATCGCTTTAATGTCCCTGGCGCATCTTTTACTGCCTGAGAAAAAGCGCCTGCGCGTTCGCCTACCGGTGTCTCAACCGCTGGTTTTAATTTACCCTCTAAATACTGCCCGACTTGCATCATGTTAATCGGCTTGCTTAGTTCGGTATACGCCTCGCGGGCGGCGGCGTAATTAGCGGATTTACCTTCAAACCACTTTAAAAATTCACCACGCGTATTTTTAATTGCCGAAATCTCATTAGACCCTAAACCAAAAGTTTTTGGGTCTTTTATGAGGTCATCCATTGCCAACTTAAGGTAGTGCAAACTTTTACCGTTAAATTTAGCGTATTCGGCGGGAATAGTTTTAGTGTCAAGCGGTCTACCTTCTACATCTACAATCGCAGACCCTACTTTTTGTTCAGGTACGTTTTTACCTATCTGGAATGTTTCGTTACGCTCGCTAGCTAGTTGTCTAGCCCGCGCTAACGCTTTTTCCATTGAAGGTCGTGAAAGCAGCTCAGTAAACGTATCGTCCGCCAAAATAATCTGTTTGTCGGCCTTACCATACAAAGGTTTAGTGACTGATTGGCGCAAATTTTCTGCCGCTGTTAACGCCGCTTCATCTTTGGCTACGGTACCTAACGCTCGTTCACGCGCTGCTTTGTTTACTATGTCGCGTTCTCTATACGCTGTAGGCATACGATCTGCAACTTCAGCTTGCAAGGCTGCATATCTAGTTGACCCTGCAGGCGTAGCAGCAACGCCTGCTGTTGGCATCCCGCCCGCCACGTATTGATCGTAATTGCGCAGGGCGTTAATTATCTCCGGCCCTCTACCTTCAGCGGCATCAACCAACGCGGCAAATTTAGGGTTAGCAACGCGGGTTAGGTAGTTTGTCGTTGCGCCGCCTACCTTACCGGCAAACTCAATCGTCGGTGATATCAACGAAAACGGGTCGGTACGACGTGCGCCAGTCTGCAACATTGATGCTGCTTGGCTTAGAGGCGCCGATGCCGATGGAGCTACTTTAGCCGTAGCTTTGGCGCCCAGTTTACCCAAGCCTGCACCGCCGCTTAATAGAAGCGACAGATCAGAAATAGCTGTGATGGGTTGCTCAGCAAGCGTTCGTTTTATGGCGTCATAGCTGCCATATTTGTTTGCGTACTCTCCACCTACTGTACGCGCCACATTAGTTGCACGTTGCGCTGCCTCAGGGTTGTTATCGAGCGAATCAATAAAATCCCGCGCTGGTTTAGGTATGCTCATGCGCAGCGTACCGGCGGCCAAATCTAATACACCTGTAAGCGTCTGCGCTGGGTTTTCAACAGCTTCTATTAAACCTGAAACTTGCTTTTTTAAGTCGCCAGGCGCGCTGAAAACCGCTTCCATAGGCACATCAATTAAGTCGTACCGACGACGCGCAGCAGGTACACCTTCGTCTTGCGGCGTTGGCGCTATCGGAGTAGCCGTAGATACGTCAAAACCAGCGCCCGCTGGTTTTGCTGTAGCAAGGTCAAAGGCCATTATTTAACCTCTTCAAACTGTTTGCCATCAGGGCTGACATACGCACGGTTGCCGTCTTTGTCCGTATGTAACGTCCAACCCTTACTATTCTTTGCTGGCGTTCTGTCGCGTGGGCCCGTCTTAAGTATAGGTGGAACCGTTACGGATTCAGTGCTAATGCCTGTCCCTTCAATCGCTGATTTGGGGATGGTTTTTGAGCGCTTGTTCCATTTATCTGCGGTCGCAGCCGCCGCTTTATGGGCAAGTTCAGCCAAACGCTTAAGCGAAGTTGCTTCATACGTAATTTGACCTGCTTTAGCCCGCTCCAAAAACTCACGGTCTTTATCGGTAAAGCCTTGTCCAGAACCCAACCCCGACGACTTAATTGCGCCGAGGGTGCTATCCGCCAAAGACGATAGGAGGACTTCAGTATTGGTGATGGCTTCGCTTTCGCTGCCGCCGCCCAAACGAAGAAACTTGGACATTTGCAGCTTGATGTTTGCGGCGGAACCGGTAATAACTTGACCGCTTTGCAACAAGCCTAAAATGCGGTTTGCAGTGTTGGCCGCTTCAGGCGCGCGTTCTGCAGCTTCCATTAATGCAACATCTTTATTCGCGATGCCGCCCGCAAATTTTTCGCCGTATCCCTTCTCTGTGGATAGCCCAACATTAAACGTAGGTGCTTTACCTTTTTCGGAAGCGGCAATTTGCCCCTCTAACACTTTAATCAAACGCTTATTTTCTGGCGTGGGATTTTTCTCGAGCTCAATTATTTGTTTCTGCGCATTCAGCACGTTCAAGAAATCGCCTGATAGCCGTTTACTCTTTTGTTCTTCAACGTAATTTGCTTGGATCTTATCGGCTTTCGCTTTGTCTGCTGGGGCCCCCGTGCTGTACAGCGCTTCTGCGTACGGGTGCAAACCAGGCATACCGTCGTCTCTACCTGTAACCGCTACATTTGGTAAAACTCTGCTGTCTGCAGCAACAGCTGCTGGTTGCTCTACAGCCGCGTCAGATACCGGTGCACCCTCGCTAGTAGCGTCAACCGCAGGCGCAACTTTCTGAGTGTTTAGCTGTAAGAACTCATTTTTAGGCAGCGGATAACGGCCTGCAGCCAACTCCGCATTTACGTACGCAGAGTAGTCTGCGCTGTCTTTGCGATCTGTCGCCTCTAAAATTTTATCGCCGCTAAGCTGTATTTGCGACATGAGCCAACCACGTCGGTCTTTCTGAAATAACTCTTTACTTTTTTGTACCGCCATTTCGCGCGGCATCATTTTAGTCGCGTACGGACTAAAATCTGGGTCGTCGTAAAACGCGGCTGCGTGCGCGCCAGCTTCGTCGGGCGTAGTAACTGCAAAAGGGTTATACACTTCGCGATGAAAAGCTAACTTTTTACTTAGTGCTTCGGCAGCTTCTTTTTTTTGCTGTGCTTTTTTAAAGTCAACTTCAGCAGCGACTTTACCGCGCTCTAACAAACCTTTTTCAATGTTCGGCGCTAACCCCGGTGCTTCCGCATAAAGGCGGTTGCGAAACTCATCTGAATCAGGTTTAAGGCCGCTGGCAAATAGCTGCCGCAAAGCGTTTTCTTCTTGCCTTGCACGCGCGTATTCCTGCATTTTCATCGCATTCAAATTCGATGCTTCTTGCAACCCGCGCAGCTCCATAGCACGCGCCATAGCATTCATTGGCGGTTCAATCTGAATGCCTTTGAGCTGCCCTGGGATGGTGTAGTCAATAGTCGCCATAATTAACCCTGTGTGCTAGAGACATCCATACCTTGATAGGGTGATCTACTAAAATCGGGACGCGGTGCGTTTGGCCGCCCAAAATACCGATCCATCATCTGCTGGTTCTGATAGTAGTTCACGCCTTGGCCTAGCGCATTCGTCAACGCGTTTGCAGTGTTCACGTAGCCCGACGCGCGGATGTTGCCCATTGCAACAGCGTTTGCCGCTTGTGCTTGCCCTAATTGACCGGCTTGATTAGCAATATTTTGCGAGGTTGTTTGGCCCATGCCTGCCAAACTTTGCAGCGGGTTAAGCCGCGCATTACGTTCAGCTTGGTAACGGTTAAATGCGTTGGTGAATTCATCCGATGCAAGCTCTTGGCCAAAACGCGTAGTACCCCGTAAAGTAGCGCCGGACTGACCCATACCTCTTGCTAACGCGCTATTTTCTAGGGCGCGTAGGCCTTCTTTCAGCCGAAATCCGTAACCGGGATCAGCCTGAAACTTGGCCATTGTGAACGGCTCATAGCGCGATGCGGCTATCAATTCGGGCAATGCGTTGACGCCTGCTTGGCGAAACGGCTCTTGCAGCGCAACTTGACGCTCAAACATTCGCTCTTGCGCGGCTGTACTTTCACGCGTAGCCGCAGCTTGCGCTTTAGAGGCTCTGTTGCTGGCGCTTGCGCCAATAGCTGCGCTGCCTACAATTGCTGCTGCTGTCCATCCAGCCATAAGGCTTCTCCTTCGGTTTCGTTCGTAAGTGCTAGACGTTTGCGGGCATCACCCAATCCGCACTCCGGCACGACGTAAAGCCGTTCTTCAAGTAAATCTAAATCTTGGCAGTCGTCTGGGTTATTATAAATATCCACCCAAACCACTTCATCTTCAAACACCCGCCCTGCCCGCTGCTCGCCTGCTTTAGCATCAAACTCGCATGGCGCGTTTAGTATGACAACATCAGTATCAATGTTTACCGCAATCTTGCCTTTTTCCAACCGTACGCGGTAGCCAGTTTTATGCGCTGCGCCTGTTAAAACTGTCCACGGCGGCACCGTAATCTTTCGCTCATACACGCCAGGCAAAAACGTGTGGGTGGTCACAATATCTGCTTGCGGCGCCTGCAACAGCTCATCTTGTAGTGCAACAACCTTTTGCCGCATTAGCTCCGGCGTAACCACCGCCGTGCCATCATGGTTAAATAGTTCAACCGCGTTCACATCACCACCCATCGTGAGCCGCTGGCTACTGTCACCGTCGTGCCGCTCGCCACCGTAATCGGCCCAGCTGACATGCCCGACGTACCTGCTGCAATGGTATAGCTGACATCAATCGTTAGATTATTGACAAATATGCCATTGCCCGCTATGAAATGCTCAGATGTTAATTCACCTGTGCTGGGTTTGTACAGATATTTGGCGTTGCTGGTATAGATGGTCGACAACGCGCCGGAGGTGGCTGCCGCGAAGGTCGGGTAGACATTCGTTGCGGTTGTCGTGTCGTTTGAGATCGTCGCGCCCGAGCCGCTGGCCAACGCCCAAACCGCTGTCGTACCGTTTGAGGTCAAAACGTAATTGTTCGCCCCAATCGGCAGGCGAGTCGAGCTGTTGGCACCGTTGCCAATAATCAGATCGCCCGTGCTGGTAACTGGCGACAAGGCGTTAAACGCTGCGCCCGCCGTTGTCTGGCCTGTACCACCGTTAGCAATCGGCAGCGTGCCGGTTACCTGGGTAGTCAAGCTAACATTGGAAAGCGTGCCACCAAGTGTCAGGCTGCCGCTAGATGTCACCGTGCCGGTTAGGCTGATGCCGTTGACCGTGCCGGTGCCGGAGACGCTGGTCACCGTGCCAACATACTGGTCGTTGGAGGTGATCGTAAAGTTTGGGTAGGTGCCGGTAACGCTCGTCGTACCCGCGCCGGTAAGTGACACCACTTGATCAGGCGCTGTGTTCGTAATCGTAAAACTCGGGTACGTACCAGACGTGCTGATGCCCGTGCCGCCAGTCAATGACACCACTTGGTCTGGCGCGGAATTATCAATCGTGACCGCTACCGAGCCGTTATAGGTTGTACCAACGCTGTATGAAATGCCAGTGCCCGCCGTCAACGCATTGGCTACACTGCCTGCTTGGCCGGTTGTGTTTTGGTTAAGCGTTGGTACGTCGGCAACCTGAATAGCGCTCAAAGCCGCGTTAGTGCCGTTTGAGCGCAGGTAATAGCCTGACGTTTGCGTGCCTGTTAGCGCGGTAATGGCGGCTGCTGCCGTAGTCTGGCCCGTGCCGCCGTTATCGACATCCAGCGTGCCTGCCAGCGTGATGGTGCCAGACGTCGTGACGGGGCCGCCCGAGGTTGTCAGGCCTGTCGTGCCGCCGGAGACATTGATTGAGGTGACCGTGCCTGACCCACCGCCGCCTTGGTTGGCTTTGTTTAGCAGATTTAGGAAGAACCGATACCAGTCACGCGACACCATCCCCGTCCGGTCGTCGGTGATCGGCGACTGGTTCTTGGGTATTTGCGGTTCGTTATCGGCGTTAGGCATTGGTGCCGGACAACACTAACTCGGCACCCAAAATAGCAATCTTGACGGGGTCGGTGCCGGACACCTCGTACACGCGGTCACGCAGCTTGTCGGTCATACCTAGCCGCCGCCAGAAGGCACGGTAGCCGTAGTTGCCGATCTTGCCCATGCCCGTCCAATGCTCGTTTGACCAGGTGTGACCGCCATCATCCGACCAGCGCATGATGACCTGTGGGTCGTTGCCTTGGCCGGTGATCAGACCGACACCTGTCTCGCACTCAAGCTGCAGCGTGTGCTGAGCGGTGCGCTTTAGGTTGTTCTGGCCGGTGGGCAGCGCCCGCCACGATCGCAGCCACTTCTGTGGCAGGTTGTCGTCAGCAAACACATCGAGGTCATACGCGTAAATCTTGCCGTTCTGGAAGTCACCAACGACGACCTCGTTGTTGTAGAACATCTGGCAGTTCGCACGGTGGCGGATAAAGTCACCATTAGCAAAGCCTGCACGCTCATGCCATGCGCCGGTGGCTACGTCGAACACCCAAGTTTTCTGGGCAGTCGGAAAGCTCAGCACGTAGAAGGCATGGCCGTCTTGCTGATAGGTAAAACCGATAGCGTCCGAGATAGAGCCGTAGCTCTGGATAGCGTATTCAACTGCATGGGTTGAAATGCGCTGGCCGGTATAGCCTTGAGCACGGAACACCACACCTTGGCCGCGGGCATCAGCACCAAGCCAAAAGAGCGAGTTGTCCATCTTGGCAACCGAGTAGGTTGCCGCGCAACCTAGTTCGTTGACAGCACCTTGGATGCGCGCCAACGGGAAAGGTGAGGTGCCTGCGTTGTACCAGACCTCAACCGACTGGGTGCCAAACAGCCACACCTCGCGGTGGTCGACAAACAGCGACACCAAGTTGTCCGGCATACCTTCGGCGCTGGCAAAGCTCAACGGATCAAGCTGCGTGCCATCCAGCAGCTCAGACACCCAAAACTTCTGGGAGTTAGGCTCTTGGAAGATAAAGTAGCCATCCAAATAGCCAACTGTCACCGCGCCGGGAAAGTCTACGTCGGTGATCTCGGCGTACGCTTCGGTTGACGCGTCATAGATAAACCCTTCAGGGTTTGCCGCGATGAAGAGCTGCGTGCCGTTGTCGACCATCGACACAGGCCCAGTGCCCGACACGCCGCCGATCTGGGTGACCGTCCAGTTGGTGTCAACCCGATACAGCCGGGAGCCTGACACCACGTAGCCATACCCACCGTACGACCATAGGCCACGGATTGGGCCAGTACCGACAGTAGCTAACCGACGCAAGCCTGGCGCCCGGTTCAGGTACGCTGGCTCGTTGCCTTCTGGCGACGGTGTGATCTCTGGGTACAGGTTGACCATACGTGCCGCTGCAGCGTTCAAGCTGCGCGCGACGTACGATTGGCCGAGGATAGGCGTCTTCACGGCTTAGAAGTTACCTGCGTAGATGTTGTAACGCTGGTGGGTTGCGACCAGCGAGTACGGCATGGACATCACGTCATCTGGGTTGTTGATGCGCTTCAGATTCCGCTTAGATGTCATTGCGATCCGCGTTACTTGCGGCATGGGCTCAACACCAAACTCGTTGGCAATCTCCATCGCCAAGTTGTATTTGAACGCCCGCAGATAGCCTGGCGGGAAGGACAAGGCCGTGTTTAACGTAGCTGGCTTAGTCAGCTGCTCCACCGACACAAAATGCCATTCCAAAAGCCGTGTAGGCTTTGGGTAAATGGTCATCGTAATGTCAGGGAACGTATTGTTGACGAACATGACCTGCGGGTACGTGCTGGTCACGGTCTTGACCGCAATACCGTTGTACTGCTGCTGATTGATCAGCTTGATGCCGTACGAGACGTTAGTCTGCGGGTCACGGAAATACGTGGCGTCGTCAATCAGAATGGGGCGGTTACCCTCAAAATTGCCGGAAGGCCCTAGCGTGCGCGTGATTTCGCCGGGCGGCCAGTTAAACACCTGGTCTTCCGTAGAAAAGACGGCTAAACGCTCAGTATTCCACGAATCAATCATTTGATTCATGGCGGCTAGCGCATCTTGCGCTGCTTGCGGGGAAGGCTCTTCACCTTCAGCCAGCTGGCCGATAAGCCGGAGGGCCGCTTTAATCTGGTCGAAGGCGGTTGCCATTCAAACTCCTTATTCTGCCGCTACTGCCTCTACAGGAGCGCGGCCACGACGACGTTTGGGTTCCAGCTCGTTGACTGGCGCCGCTTCTTCGGGAGCCGAAGGCGTGTCGGGATTATACCGCTCCCATCCGTTTTGTTCATCAAAATCGGCCTCTAGCGCCATTGTGGCAACTTTGCAGCCGTGAACCGGGTGTCGGAGATAAATTGTCATAGGGTGTATAGGGGCCGAAGCCCCTATTGGTTATGTTAAGCAGTGGATCGTCGAAAAATTGACGATAACTGCTTCAGATAGCGACCCTGCCGTTAGATTGCGCAGAGTTATAACCGCCGAGCCAGAAGTCATGCTGGAAACATAAACCGTGTATGCGCCAGTAGTACCGCCACCGGACACATTTACGATAATCGTATCGTTAGCAGAAATAAGGCTGTTATTCAGCGTAAAAGATACCGCTGTGTTACCCGCCAAAGCGGCATTGTTCATCGTAATGCGGCCAGCAGACTTGTTTATTGTAACTGCGGTCGACTTGTCTGTGGCTTGCGTTGCTGATCCTTGCGCGCCGGCTGCGTACCCAAGTTCTTGACTTGCATAGCAAGTAGTAAATTCGGGGTCTGCATACGCCACGCCAACTGCTTGAGTATTAGGCATGATCGTTCCTTAAGTAACGGGGGCCGAAGCCCCCGAGGTTTTTAGCCAACGCGATACAAAGTCCAAGTACCGACGCCGCTCTTGCGAGCACGGAAGATTTGCGCCGTACCAGCAGTTGCAACGACAGTCATCAAACCAACCAGCGTCCAACCAGTGTTGGTTACCAGTGTAATCACACCAGAGGTGTTACCGTCGACGTTGATTACCGAAAAGTCAAACGAAATGCCTGGCTTGTCGGAGTTAGGCAGCGCAGCTTCTAGATCAGCTACGGTTGGCAGCGTGTAGCTGGCAGCCGATGCGCCTGGGCTGCCAAGCAGAATGCCGTTAAGCACTTGAGCTGCGGTCAGCGTTGCAGTTGCGGTAGCCGTTGCCGGCACTGGAATAACTTGAAAAATTGTTTCGTTGAGGTTGCCATCACCAATCTGATAGCCGCCTGCGCCGTTAGGAAGAGCCATGATGAATTCCTTTCAAATAGAGTCGTCAATGGGGGCCGAAGCCCCCACCAGTGCTTAGCCCCAGAGGCGGCAAGCCATTTGTGGACGGATTGTGCTAAAGCCGTACAGAACGTCGATACGGCAAGGCAGACGGTCGTTGTTGATGTCGTACTGACGAACAACACGCATCGAAATACCGTTATGAACTTGGCGAGAAGCCATGTCCACGCCTTGTGGCATCAACAGATCGGCGGTTGCGAAAGTGATCGCATCTTTGTGATAAACCAAGTTCTGCGGGTAAGTAGTTGCAGACGAACCCAACATAGTAACCACAGCGCCTGCAACCGGCAGCACGTCAACAGTTGCCAGAGCCTGACCAGCGGAGTACAGAGCTGGGAAGATCGACAGCGTTGCAGTAGACGAACCAGCAGCAGCGGCAGTCACAACGAACTGTTGCAGCGAACCAGTCGACTCACGGGTTTGTGGGTTGACAGCGTTAACACCAGCGATGGTGAACACGTCGCCGACGTTCCAAGTTCTGCTTGAGCCAGTAAAGCTGATTGGCAGAGTAGACTGACCTTCGGTCGTGACAGTCGAAGTCACGGTGATCGAAGTACCCCAAGTACCGTTGGTGTGTTGTTTGATCGACTGAGACATGTTGACTTCGTCGAAGCCCAGCACGCCCATGCCCATCATGCCGTTCTTGAACTGGCGGCTGATGGTGTCGGTTGGGTTAAACAGACCTTTCATGCCTTCAACCAGACCAGCGTTAGCCGCTGGGTTAACAGTTGCGTAGCGTGGCGACATTACAGCTGCGTTTTCGTTCAGCTTCTGCTGAGCTTGCAACAGAACGAGCGAAGTCGAAGGCACGGTGCCAGGAGTACCGACCGAGTTACCGATGTTTTTGTATGCGTTAGCAACGTCTGCATCGATGCTGGAGGCCAGCTGCGAAATACGAGGCTTCAATACACGCTCTGCGAAGTCATCCAACTGCATGGTGAGTTCAGCGGAGGTGAAGTTCACGCCGATGTGCTTCTGCGAAGCAACAGTCAGAGTGGTGAACTGTTCGTTGTCGTCCTGCACTTGCAGAGCGGCACCGTCGGTTACCAACGCGCGATCTGGTAAACGGATACGCAGTGTGGAACCAATTTTTGCGCCTTCAACGGCGAAAGAGTCGTCGTATTGACGATTGACGTTACGAGTGAGCACCAGGTTGTTCTCGAGGATTTCGAGAGCCTTGCGGGTGATCATGTCGATGGTAAGAATCGAGTTTGCCATGATATTCCTTCAATAAAGTTAGCGATTACGTTGAGCTTCCCACTTTTTCATCTGACGCTGGCGCTCTGCCTCAATCCACTCTGACGTGCTCATGTTTTTAATCGAGCGTGGGTCAGTCGTGTCATAAGACGGCGATCCAGAGCCTCTGCCCGATATGGGCGCGATGGGCGGTGGGGCGCTTGTCGTTTTCTTCAAAACCGGCTCAGAAGCAATTTTTGCTTCAATCTTGCCAATCTCTTTGGCCTGTAAGATAGGCGAATTCAGTGCGGCAATACGCGCGGCTTCTTTCGGATTTGAGCCCAAGTAATACGCAATATCAGGGCCAATATCCGACGCTTGAATCGTCTCAGCCATCGCGTTAGAGATTGGCAGCTTGGGGTTGTAGGCGACTTGTTCAAAGTCGTCATACTTACCTCGAGCCTCTTCTTCCCTATCGTGATACGCCTCAAGCAGATCCATTTTCTGCCGTTCGAGTTCGCGCTTAGCCAGCAGCTCTTCCGCTTTGCGCGTTGCCAGTGCATCGGCATACGCATCGACAGAATCAAACTGTTCTGGCGGCGGTAACTCTGCAGGCGCAGGCGCTGTTTGCGCTTTGCGACTCTGCTCGCGTTCCCACTTCCTTTGCTCTCTTGCAAGCCTTTTGCCTACGATGGCATCCAATTCTTCTTGTGTGAAGGTCTTGGTCTGCTGCTCGTTTGGCTGGTCATTCTCCGGCGCTAGTGTTTCTTCAGCTACAGGCTCTGCCGTCGGTGCCTGTTCTGGCGCGGGTGAATCCGCTAACTGATTTTGAAGCTCGTCTGACATTGTCGATTCCTAAAGAATCCCTGACGTACCGCGTCAGTTCGGTTTACAGCAAGATTACTCGTAAATTACTGTTGCAGCAACTGTTCCGCTAATCACTACATAAATTCCGTTTTTGGCGTACGCCCCGTCCAGCGGCAGCAGGTACGATGTCGCCGCAGCGGGGGTGAAAGTGCCCAAAATAGTGGTGGTAGTCGTTGCGGCTGCCGAGTCGTAGACCGTGATGGTCGGCGTGCTCGATGCGGCGCTGACAAAGATGCCTTTCAGCTTACCGGCCATCGGCTTGATGTTGGCAGTCGCGGTGATGTAGGTGTAATTGGCCATGATTTACCTCAAGCAAGAAACTTCAATTTGTAAATCGTGGACAGGTACAGCCCAACGATCTCATCAATAATGTTTTGCAGCGGGCTGTCCGCCTTATCGACGACCTTGTACCGCATGTCTTCGATTTCTTCAAGCTGGTCTTGCAAAAACTCCAGAATGTTGCCTGGCTTCTTGGTCGACTGCAGCGAGATGGCACCGATCAGCCCGTGACGGCCTTGGTAGGCTTCCGCAAACTTGTCCGCCAGCTCGACGATTTCGTCGTAAAACGTATTCAGTGCCATGTGCTTGGAAAAGCTACGGGTGTTCAAATGCACCGAATGAGCCACATCGCGGCCCAAAAACAGAATGCCTACAAAGTTTGCGCAGCTCATAGTCGTGGTTCCTCAGGTGGCATTTCGCCCATTTCCGGTGGCATTTGTTGCATGTCAGGTGGCATCATGCCCATTTCCTCGCCCATTTGGGGCATTTCGCCCGGCAGCTCCAAGCCGCCTTCGCTCATGGCCAAGTCGCCTGTGCTCATGATGTCGCGCAGGGTCTGCATGACGACGTCTTGCACTTGATCGGGCGACATGGCCGCGCCGACTGCGGATAAACGCTGCGTCTCGGCTTGGTAGGCCTTGATCTCGGCTTCGAAATTCTTGCGCTCCAAGTCCTGCACTTCGATGGACTGACCGACGTTCTGCAACATTTGTTGCATTTGCTGCAGCTCTTGGCCCATCGCTTCCATCTGCTGCTTGGCCATCTGCATTTCGGGCGACTCGTCGCTGCCTTCCATAATCTTCGGATCGATGATCTTGGCAAAGCGTGCTGCCATTTCCTGCGCACCAGGCCAGTCCATGTTCTTGATGAACAAATCGCCTGCAACCTGCCAGAGCTGCGGGTTGGACTGCAGGATCATGCCCATCGCATCCAGTGCTTCCTGACGCTTGGTGAGATACGACGGGCCGGTGGTCACCACGACGTCGTACTTACCAACGCCGGGGTTGTAAATCTTGTCGATGACAATGTCGTTCTGGTCGCGAATCTCACGCACCGCTTCTTGCTGCATCGGGTCGAGCTTGACCATGTCGGTGTCGCCGTCGACGCCAATAATGCGAGCGATGCGCTGGGTGTCGTAAATCTTCGGAATCAGGTCAACAATTTGACGGGTAACGTGCCTAATAGCCCGCGCCAGATTGTCCACGTAATGATAAGTGCCAGTATCAGACTGACGCTCTCGCGCCATAATCGCCTTGCCGGAGCGCTCGTTAGACGTTGCGCCCAAGCTCGTATCGTACTGGCCAGTCGTTGACTTGATATCATCAGACGCCCCCATCTTGGCTTGGATCAGCCCGGTCTGCGGCAGCGGCGGTGCGGCGCGCTGCGGTAGCGGCAGCACGGCACCCGAACCATCCGTCACGTCAGGGTTGACCTCCAGATACGGCCAGTTCTGCGTGTTGGCCGTCTTCCACTGCATTTCGTAGCCTTCAAACTGGCCACCATACCCAATAAACGGTGCCTTGGGCGCCAAGGCCAGCATCTCGGCTTCTTGGCTCGTCCAGTAGTTGTACATGCGCTGGGCATCCTTGGCGTTGCGCACCAGACCCGACATGTACAGCTTGCCGTCGACTTCAAATTCGTTGCCGATCACGCGGATGACCGGAATCCAGTGGCCTGCCCAGTCGTTCGACTCGAGCATCTCATAGCCGTTGGTCTTGCACCACTTAACCCGCTTGGCATTCACTTCGCGGGTGCGGATCGGCTTGATGCCCATCTGCTTCATCTGCTTGGCCTCGGGCGAACCCTCGAACGCCGTGATGTTGCCTGGGTACAGGTGCAGCGTGGCCTTGTCGTACTCGATGTAGTAGTACTCAGCGATTCTGACGGTATCCTGGTTGATCCAGACCGAAATCGACTGGTCGCCCACGCCTTGCGCTTGTAGCGTTGAGAGCGGGCTGGCGTCTGGGAACATGCGCTCGTAGTCGGAACGCTGCAGGTCTTCAGTAATGAAGCACCACTTAGCATCCGCACCGCATGGGTCTTGGATGGTTGGATCCATGTAGACCGAAAAGCTGTTGCGAATGCGTGCAATCTTAATGTCTTGATCGAACGTGTCGTCGTCGCAGTATTCCGTCAGGATGCGGATGTAGCCTTCGCCGTAGCTGACCTGGTTCTCGCAGGCGGTGTCGTAGGCGACATCGGCGTCCGAGATGTACTCGATGTGCCTGACCATACCGTTGTAGATTTCGGCAACTTCAGGGTCAGCGCGGTCGTCAGCGGGTATAACTTTGCCGCTCGGACGGTTTTGTCTTTGGTCATTGGTGACCTGCCGTACGTGCTGGGGCAGCTTGTTGATCGTCAGCGTCGGGCGGGCGTTGATGGTCTGCCCTTGCACGGCGCCACGCGTTGCCAACACGTCCGCTGGCCACTGCCAGTGGTTATCGGGCGAGCCTGCATAGAAACGCAGGTCGTCTAGTTCGTCTTCCCGGCTTTCAGACAGCGCAGAAATGGCCATAGTCAGCCGTTTGCGCATGGTCGACAACACATCTTGTGTGTCTTTCTTCATGTCGTCTGACGGCGGGTTTCCGCCAATATCAGCGACTTTTGCCGCCTTATTTATGCCGGTGTAGTCCATTTATTTCGTCTTTTTAGCGGGTTTGGATGCCGCGCGCTTAACAGCGTAACTTATCGCGACCGCTTGCTTAATCGGTTTTCCACTTTTTACTTCCGTGCGAATGTTCTGTTTGAAGGCTTTTTCCGATTTTGACTTCATCAGCGGCATGTTACTTCCCCTTCTTCGCCGTTTTGGCTGATTGCTTGAACGCCTTGGCGGTCGGCGCGCCAGCTGAGCCTGGTTTACGCATCTTTTCGCCGCTTCCGGCCTTGATGCGCTCGCGTTTAGCGTGAATGTTCGCGTACAGTCCTGGGTCGCCTGGCTTTTTCATCAGCATTTCCACCTTTTCAATGACGCTTTGGCACGTTCGCCATCCTTCGCCTTCGCCGCTACTGCACCCATGCGGGCGCAGAACGACTTTTTCCTACCCTCATCCGCTTTTGTCTTCGGATTCGGCGCAGGCGGCTTCAAGTTCGAGCCCGTCTCGCGGTTGTACTTCTCACGCCCCTTGGCGGTCAGGCCAGCACCCTTGCTGACCGGCAACTTCTCGCCCCGTCCAACGCTCAGCGACACGCCTTTCTTAGCCATTACGCACCTAACCAACTAGTTGCGGCGACTGGGCGCTGCGTATAGCCATCACTGCGCCGTGCCGCACGCTCGTAGCCTGACTCGCGGCTGGCCACCGGAAACGCGAACGTCACCGCAAGGGCGTCTGCTGCATCCGGCGAGGCGAGGCCGCGTGACTTCATCTCTTTCTTGCCTTCCAAATAGATCGTGCCTGACGAATCGGGCTTCTTCATCGGGCCGGTCAAGTCCGCTTTCAACTGCCGATCATTCGGGATGCTGGCCGTTTTGAGCCATTCCTTCATCGCGCCCCACATCTCGGCGCGCTTGTTACCCCACATGACCGGCTTGCTGGACTTCCAGCCGAAGTTCACTCCCCGCACCTTGTATCGCTGTTCTTTTAACCTGTCAAGTATGCCGTAGCCAAGACCACCTTCATCGATGATCGTCAGTGCTGGCCGGTACTCCTCGATGGCATCGATCACCCGGCCAACGGTCGTCATGGTGTCCTCGCCGTGGTAGCGCTTGATCGCGACTAAATCCCGTCCTTGCCGGACGACGATGACTGTTGCGTCCGCGCCGCCGCGAGCTGGGTCAACGCCGATAATAATTGGCGCCGTTTCGTCCTTGTAGCGTGGCCGACTGGCGGCGTCGTCGATAGCACTCGCACCAATAAACTGATCTTCGCCAGCCGATGGAAATTCACCGTAGACTTCAACCCGAGCCTGCGGCGAATCTTCGCCATACTCCGCAATGATCTGCTCATAGATTTGCTTGTCCGTATCTTCGACTGTGCGTGAGTCGATGTTCTCCGTCTGCCAGAAGTTGCGCTTGGCGTGGAAACATTCGTAGAAGTAGCCTTGGTTGCGCCGTGGGTTGCTGAACGCAAACCAGTACCGGTCTAGGATTGGTTCGGTGAAGAAGCCCGCACCGACCGACCAGATGGCGTCTGGTATACCGGAGGCTTCATCGAAGATTAGCATCATGCCGTCGTGGTTGTGCACACCCGCGTAGCTGTCGGGGTTCTCTTCCGACCACAGCTTGCCTTCGGCTGCCCAGTAGCGCGTACCCTTCTTCAAGTCGCGCTCGACCAGTTCCGTCAGCCACTTGGCGGGGGTCAGCTTGGTTGCGCTGATCTCCCACCAGTGGTTGTTGATCACCATCGCCTGCCACTTGGTCAGCTCACCCCACGTCACGGAGCGCAGCTGCGCCTCACTGTTGGCGGACACGATGACGGAAGACCCGATGCGAGTCGTCAGCATCCACAGCACTAGCCATGACACCAAGGCTGACTTACCGATACCTCGGCCAGACGCGACCGCTGTGCGCAGGGCGTCCATGTCGACCTGCCCCTTGTTGGTCTTGATGTGCGTGGCAATGCGTCGCAGTATCTTGCGCTGCCAGGTGCGCGGTCCTTTGAACTTGGCCAGCGGTGTGTTGGCTTGCCCCCACGGGAACGCGAACAGCACGAACGCCTCGGGGTCGTCGGCTATCTGCGGCGCCCATAGGCGCGCCATCAGTAGCTGTTCGCCCTCGGCGTCATAGATCGGCTGTTGCGCCATGTGTCAGTTTGGTGGGTAAGGTTTGTGGTTGCTGTTCGGTGATCAGACCGTCGATCACACGCTCTTGCGCCTGTTGCAGCGCCTGCGTGATGCTGATCTTGTTCGTGATGTCGACACTAATCTCTTGACGTGCTGTCCAGCCGTGGCTGTGCTGCAGTATAGCCAGCGCCGCCTTGGCGTCGCCTGCGCGGGCTGCGTTGCGCAGATGCTGCGAGGCCTCCATCTCGGAGTCAGCACGGCCCTTCTGTTCCGCCATCGCAGCCACAGGATCGAGCTCGCACAGCTGCCGGTACTCGGTCGGCAGCAATCCAGCCGCTAACGCCAGCGAGTCACCTTTCAGACCCAAAGCAGCGGCGTCATAGATCGCCTGGAGACGCGCTTCGGTCGCCTCCACTTTGCGCGGGGTGAACGGGATGGATTTGAACATGCGAGGAATATTAGCAAATTATGTTTTGCTTGGGGTGGGAGCTATAAAATAAAAAAAATTTCGCGTAACACCTCCGTGATCGTGACCGCCCAGGCGCCGGCCCCCACCCCCCCCTCCCTCAAAGTTAGTGAGCACTCACTTCATGCAGCCAGGTTAGTGAGTACTTACTTACAAGTTAGTGAGCGCTTACTAACAGTTGCTAGCCTAACAAGTTAGTGAGTACTAACTTACAGTTGCTAGCCTGGCAAGTTAGTGAGTACTCACTAACATCTGTGGGCGGTTTAGGTTGCCAACAAAAAGCGAGGGCCGAGGGCCCTTTTTTTGTTGCCTTTTTGCTACTAAATCTGTGGATAACTTTTTTCTTGCCAAAAAGCTATGTTAGTCATGTTAGTCATGTAGTCATGGAAATAAAATCGCACGGCGCGCAGACATGCGCACGTCATGGCATGGCATTGTTGCCATATAGATATCAAAAATAAAAACCCTTAAGGTCCAATCTAAAAAATGACTACGATGACTAACAAATAGTTAAAAGCCTGATCCTGCCTTGATTCCCACGTTAGTCATCACGCGATTTTTCATGACTAAAAATCAGCTAAATTCCGTTACAAATCAGTGCCATTCCGACAACGCAAAAAAGTGTAAAATAATCCTTGACATTGCAAAACAATCTGCTACAATGGTTTTCAGCAACACAATGATTTACAGAGTAACTGACTATTTTTTAATCACGGGAGCAAAAAATGCAGACACTAGAAAAAATTATGGGCGCGATTCTGATAGCAGGTCTTGCCTACACTTTCATCACAATGGTTTTTTTGGCGATTGCAATCGTCATTAAAAACAGCGTCTAAACCGAATCAGGCCCGCGCAAGCGGGCCGCAAATCAGGGAGCTAAAAAATGACTACAGAACAAGCCGCACTCCAGGACGCGCTCAATACTGCGTATTTCGCATTTGCCGCGAATCCGTCCGACGAATCACTATCCGATGCTTACAGCGCCGCACGTGCGGCATTGTTTGCAGCGTTAACTAATCAAGAGGCCTGACCATGACTAAATTCGATGGTTTTAAGAACTACGCTACTTGGATGGTCAATTTCCACATATTTACCGGTTTTGACCCACAGCGAGAACTCAATTATGTGGGTGATGACAATTATTGGAAAAGAAACCTACCGGACGTGCTGCGCGAGTATGCCGAGGAAACCATTATCTATCGGCATGAGGGCATTGCCGACACGCTGTTAGCTGACTGCGCGCGGCATTTCCTAAGCGAGGTTGATTGGGATCAAATCGCGCAACGTCTACTCGCTAAACACGCCGAGGTTAACCATGCTTAAAGATATTCTTACCATTCTCGGCGCGCTATTTATCGGCGCGTGGCTATACGTGATGCTTGTTTTCATAATGTCAATGTGAGGTGCTGACCATGTCTTATAAAACTGAATTCCCCCATTTTGTACTTGACGTCGAAATTCCTGAGGGCGTCACCGATCAATCGTGGCATAACGATGCATGCCCACGTTTTGAGAAGGACTTGCCGGACGGACGCTATCTGAGCATTTGGGTAGATTTCGCAAACCCTGCCGCGCGCGAATCCTCGGATTGCAACCGCTTTGCGGTAGACCTGCACGAATCCGATACAACGTATCTGCGCACGCTGCTTAGCTCAGACAATTGGCAGGAAATTGTCGATTTCATAAATACGCCATTCGAGGAGAAATTGTCATGAGAGAAACTGAACTATTCGGGCATGAGCAATTCGTATGCTATTGGCGCTGCGGTATTGACGATCACGTCACGGAAATTCACGGCGCTGATTTCTTCACCAAAGAAAACGGCTACTCGGCCGACGATATCGAATCGCTTGCCAATATATTGATCGGCGAATCGGCGGACATTAGCGGCCCGACTCAGTCGCATTACGTGCTGCGCATAGTCTAAAAAGGGTGAACCATGTTCAAAGTCTGCGATCACATATTTGCCACACTTTCCGAAGCAATTGCATATGCGGATTTTTTGGCCGTTACTTGTAACGAATTTGTCTGCGTTGAAGAAGTTTAATAATTATTTGGGAGCAAATAACAATGAAAGTTAAATCCGACAATTTCACGTCAATGAAGGGCCATGTTGCTGATGGTTGCATTGTGGTTGCACCTTCCGGTAAAGAGTTCACCCTTAAAAACACCTTGAAAGGGTGGATTCTTAACGGGCCGGACGGCTTACCTTGTTCCGGTAATCTGCCGTCCGCCTTTGATGTCGAATACTTTGTTGTTAACGGTCTGCAAACTCATTAAAACCGCCGCCGGACGGCTTCCGGCTTTACTTTTGGGAGAATGTAAACATGACAAATATTTTTGAACAATTTCAAGGCGCAGACCTTGACCGCTTGGCCGAGTGTATCAAGGCCGTCAAGGCCGCCGGTCTGACCATCGACAAATACACTCAGGCGGGCGTCAATCAAAACTCCGGTAACGTGTGGATTTGGGGTGAATGTTGGGCGGGCTGCGTCTATTACTCTATCGGGTTTGATGTCCAATGGTCTTACTCATGCCCAGAGTGTGGCGAAGAACATGATTTCGACACTTATCAGGCGCTCGAAAACTATGCGAGTGAATATGATTATGATCGTTGCGAAACCTGCGCCCCTGAAACCGTAGAGACCGAAACCAAGGGGGACTAATACCATGCAGACACTACACATCGACGGCACCACGTACCGCGTCAAGTTCGATCGCGATCCGCTCGAATTAGCGAAAGCGGCCCGCAAACCCTGGAAACCAAAGAAACCAAAAGATATTCGGACATTTCCGACATGGACGCCTGCAGTATCAACGGCGGACTATATCCGCCGGTTCGATAATCTGAATTGCCTACAGTCTGTCGATTATTTTGGCGCCAGCGCCGAAACAGCTGCGCAGTATGACCCATCAATTCCACTATTCGAGGTGTGCGAATGAAGACAGCAAATTTGACCGGTGCGGCCCTTGATTGGGCGGTAGCAAAGTGTGAAGGAAATCAAGGTGAGCGCTTTATGCAGATATTTACACACCAGAGCAAGACGGGGCAGGGCTACTGCTATAGCCGCGACTGGGCACAAGGTGGGCCGATTATTGAGCGAGAGCGAATCTGTATTAGTAGCCGCGAGAATAAACATTGGAAAGATAAAAAATTCTGGAGTGCGTACATCTACCGATGGGCCGTGCACATGGGTAAAACTGAAGAGTTCATTTGTTGCTTTGAAGCAGATACCCCACTCATTGCAGCCATGCGCTGCTACGTGGCAAGCAAACTCGGTGACGAAGTAGAGTTGCCAGAAGGGCTCACCAATGAATAACGCACGCGACGATGCCCGCGCTGTCGCTGGCGCAAAAAATCGGCCCTATCCGCACTATTTGGAGCGCGTCGAGCTGCTACTGGATGATGTTATGTTTCGGTTATGGGTAGACTTCGAACCGGCGGATCGAGCCGTGGGCGTTAATGCCACCGCTTGGATTGTCCATGCGCACGTCGGCGATAGTCCGGCCGACATTGCCGATTATCTGAACGACGCGACGATTAACCGCCTAGAAGCGGAAGCGGCCGATTATCTATCCGGCGGTGACTGATGGCGGCGCTCATAGGATTGTTTCTTGCGGCACTTTTCGCAATCCTGCTAGGATTGTGACGCTGGGCGCTCCCCCCAGCGATCAGTGCCACTTTTGGCCCGGCCTTGCGCCGGGTCTTTTTTTTTACGCCAGCGGATTACTTGACCAAACGCACGGCGGCGGGCGGCGGTGTTTCCTCTACCATCCGGCGCAGTTCAGATTTCGACACGGTATCGGCCAGATCAGGCGCAGCGAATACATGCTTGCGCGTGCTAAATTCCCTCGACATAAGCCGCCCCATGTCCACCCATCCGGCCTCTTTAAGCGCGTGCAAAAGCGCTTGCTGTACTACCCTAGTACCCATCGGCGCACCGCCTTGTAGACGGTCACAGAGCGCGTAGAAGGGTGATGCAACCACGCCCGCTGAGAATTCACCCAAGCGGCGCTCGATCATCTCGACAAGGTACGATTCGGCCGTCGATCGGCCTTGCTCGACCATGATGATTTTGGCCTCGGTAAGCGGTGGGGTGCCTCCAGGATTGAACCGCGACACGTCACGCTGGTACAGCCACGCTGCTACCGCTGAGCATCCGCCGTTATCCATCCAATCCCAAAAGCGTTTGCCGTCTTCCTCGGCCATGCGCGGCGCGTCTGAGTACACCACAAACCAGCGCCGATCTTCAGACGGTAGCGACAACGGCACGCGCTCATTCGAGAACGCAAGCACAAACATTCGATTCAACGCTTGGTACGGGTGCATTCCCTTGCGGTTAACGGTCACAAACTCGGGCGGCGCTGCAATAATCGGTTTTAGATGGTTCTCGAGCGCGCGACGGTCTTTCGCTTCGCTCTGGCGCAGCTCTTCGAAGACCATCACCTCGGACTCGTAGTTATAGCCCCACTGCGACTGTATTTCCTCGTTACGCACAACCGCTACGTTGCGCCGGATCTCGCGCTGACCCCCAACAGCCCACAAAAACGGCTCGTATAGCGAATCTTTACCGCTACCTTGCTTGCCGATATGCAGGATTGCATGGTTAATCTTAACGTCGGGGTGCTGTATCTTGTGCGCCAATACGTTAAGCAAATGCTCTCGCTCGTATTCCTCAGGAACCATCCGGTGCAAATGGTCAAGCCAAGGCGTTATATCGCCCGCTACGCACGCCGGACGCGCGTTTGACCAGCGATTGCCGAATACTTGGCCCTCACGCGATACCAGCACCGTCTCGCCAGCGGCGTAAGTAATGCCGGTGACGGTCAATGCGCCCTTCTTCTGACGGTTCTCATCAAAGCAAATTGACGCCTCAATGCGGCGCGGCGTCTTGCTCTTGTGTAATGAGTAGCAGCTAACGTGTCGAAAGAGTGCGTTAAAAGTGCCGCGACTAATCTCGCGTCGATCCACCATATCAAAGAACGCATCTTCGTTTTCAATATACGCGAAGCGCTCATACCAGTTTTCCTTCTCAACCCTATCTAATTGCTTTTTCTCTACCTCGGCGATCACCTCGGCGCCCTTGTCGGGAAACGCCTCGGTGGGCTGCAGTTTGGCAAGCGTCTGATCCATGACGGCCGCCAACAGCTCATCGCGCAAGCCTGGCGCGTGTTTCGGACCGCCCTGCGCGGCCACCCAATCAAGGAACGTGTGCGAGTCAAGATCAAGGCAATGCGAGTGCAGGCAACAGTACGCACGCATGGCGGGGTTGTACCGGCCCTCGGGGTTGCCATCGGTGTGCTCGCCCGAGTTCGGGCAAATAACACCCGCCCACCCTTGCGGGTTCGGGCGCGAGAGTAGCAGCCCCTGCCCCGACAGCCACGCCATCACATCATCCGCCCCATCGTCGGATAATCGGATCGGGCGCAGCGTCAGCGAGTCAGCTGGCGCGGGCGTCACGCCTAGCCCTGCGCAGAGCTCATCCAATGTGTACTCGCGCTCGGGGTGGAACTCGACCAAGCGAGCTGCGAATCGGTTCTTGTTCGGTTTTAAGTTGATCGAACCTGGTAGCCGAAAGTTGCGCACAGGGTTGCAGGCGCCAGGGTCGGTGTAGCCTGCATCCGCTATCGCGCGGATCGCAGCAGCGTACTCGCCCTTCGTCGGCTGATCACTGAATGTGTAGCCCCACTGGTACGAACCCTCGGACGTCTCGATGACCCACGTCGGCGGCACGGTCGGGGTGTTCGGCGCTTTCTCGGGGTCGCCTACGTCATCGAGTACCATCACCAGCACGTACTCGCAATTGGCTGCGGACGCGCTCACATGGCCGTTTTCGAAACGGTCGATGATGAATGACGCCGTGTTGCCGTAGATCGCCCAATCAGGCTTGATGTTGTGACTCGGCAAGTACGCAGGCCACGTACACTTGATGGCGCCATCGGCGTGGAACTGCAGCTCACCGCCTTTGAGTTGTGGTTTCTGGCGCACAATCAGCGCCGCCTCGCCTTCAGGCGCGAGATTCTGGTAGTATTCTAGAAATTCCATTGCAGTCCTTGTAGTGAAAGAGCCACCCCGCCAGGTGGCTTTTTTATTAGATACTGCACCATCCGCATTCTTCTGGCGTCAATTCTCGCACTTCTGCGCCGTCTAAAAAACTGCGCACATCCCACACGCGGTGCACTTTAATGTACTTCCGAGGGTTACCTTCTTGCTTAAACTTTTCTTCTATTTCTAACAAGCGTTCCAGATTTTGCCGCCCAAACGGATCACTTGCAACCAGTGACCATTCTGATTTGCGCATCAACAGACAAGGATAGCACCCCACACGTTTATGCCCTTTGGCGTACAACGGATTCATCGGCGCATTCTCGGCTTCCAAATGCGCAAATACATCTTCCGTAGTCCACGTCACAATTGGCAGACGTGTAGGGATACGCCCTACGGACTCACGCAATTTTTTATTGCTACTATAAAAGCCGCTGATATCACCTAAATCAAAGACGTCTTCCGCGCTTAATTCGCCGTATCGTTGCGTACGGTCGCGGCTTTCATCAGAACGCATACCAAACCAAATTTCGCAGTTGTCATTGTTATACCCTTTTTCCTGCAACCAATGCAAAAACGGCTCTTGCTTTAGTTCGCGAGTGCAGCCACGCGCCGCACTATTTGGGAAATACTGCACTTTTTTGATAAACCCAAACATATCACCGTGTTTACTTTTAGTATGCTCAACCGTAACCCCGTAAAAACGTTCGATTTCTTCGACGTGTTTATAGGTAAGTGGGTGGTCGAACCCGGTGTCTTGGTGAACGCATACAATTTGCTCTCGAGGGATTCGGGCTAGTGCAAGCGAAAGCACAACCTGAGAATCCTTACCGCCACTGATTGGTACAATAGTTGTTTTCATTTTCCATACCTCGTCATTACTTCAACCTCTGCCGACAATGGCAGACCATCCGCCCAATCGGGCGGCGTACACATCACTTGTTGCAGGGTATTGGGTGCATCGGGATTGGCCGTCTCCAGAACGATCTCATCATGTACGTGCAGCACTACCTCATCCAGCTGGCGTAAAGAATGCCGCAGCAGATCGTTGGCGACTGCCTGCGTTATATTCTCACAGGCCAGCCCCCGCCACAAGCGAGCACGCGGCCATTCCTTCGCATCCGCTGCCGGTTTCCACGCGGCCTTCACGTACGTGATCTCATCGCCCTCAAACTTAGCAAACGGATAGCAAAGAATACGGCCCGACGGCAGCGCGTACCAGAGATGCTGGCGGTCGTACAAGTACGTCACACGTCCGGCGGAGAACTCGCGTCCAGGGTTGCGCAGCGCGCGGGTGTACGCCTCTTCGAGCTTGGCCCAGTAGCGCACCGCCCACGCATTCGAGCGGCGCCATGCGTCGACAATCCGACGGGCGTCGGACTCCGGCAGGATGACGCCGTAGTTGCGGCCCATCGCGGCGAACGCACCGACCGAACCACCGAAGCCAAGCGAGAGAATCGCGACCTTGCCGATCTGGCGCTGCTCCTTGTCGACCGCATCCTCGGCCACGCGGTAGATACCGGCGGCCTCACGTTTGTAGATGTCACGGCCATCGCGAAAGACTTGCAGCACCTCATCGGCCTGCGGGTCGGCGGACGCCCACGCAGTAACGCGCGCCTCGACGGCAGACCAGTCAGCAACAACGAATTGTTTACCAGGTGCAGGGATCAGTGCGGGCCGGAGCATTCCCTTGAGAACATCAGTAACGCGTTTTCCAAATCTTGGGGTGATGCTGTGGCCTCTGACCATAGCGTGCCGTACATCATCGGGCTCTGCTGCACACTTGCGGGTGAAGTTGTGGACTTGAGCGCCGTAGCTTGACGCGCGCCCAGTGGCCGAACCTCCTGCGAAGACAAATGCACCTCGTACACGGTAATCAACTTCGTCAGCCAGCTCGCTAAGGCGGCTGAACTTCGCAACCGACGACGCCCAGAGATCGTCGGCACATTGAATGACGTCCGCAACATGGGTCGGAATCTCATCGGGGTTTTCCTCTGCAAAAGCCAATAGATTGGCGCGTACCGCCTTATCGATACTGTACTTCAAGTCGCCATCTTTGTAGACCTCCATCATCTTCAACGCCTGCGGCCCGACGCGCTCGAGCACCCACTGGCGCATCTTGGGGCTGCGCACCGACAGAATCTCACCCTCGGTCAAGTCGGCTACCAGCGTTTCAATCTCTTCGAGTTCGGTCGATGCGTACTTGATCGCTGCTTGAGCTAACGGCAAGTCCAGCAGCACGCCACGGTCGTTGATGCGCTCGTTGACATGGTAGTCGGCCAGCTCCTGCTCGGACAGCGGACGCATGGCCTGGCTGATCGCGCGCATGGTTCTGACGTCCTGCTCGCAGTAGGCGACCATCTCGGCCATTAGCTCTGGCGAATTGTTAAACGATCCATCAGCGCGAGGGATGGAAAGAGCGCGGATAAGTTGGCTTCCTCGGTGGTCTTTGCGCATGTTGCTGCTGATGGCGCGTCCGACGTCTTCAAGGCTGCCCGGTAGGCAGTTAGCACGCGCTTGAGCAGCGGTGCAGACGAACTGCTCGAGTTGAAAGTTACACTGTAAGACATACCAGAATATGAGCCGCTCGAAGGCTGCGTTATGCGCGTAGATTGGCCCGGTGTGAGCGCGCACGGATTCCGGAAAAGGATCAGTGGGCCGCCACGTAACAACCTC